TCGGTAAATACTCTTCGCGATTGGATGGAGAAAATTACAGAGCCTATGGATGCAGTTAGAAGATCTTTCAATATGTTGAGCAAGAATTCAATAGATTTTATAGGAACCAAAGTTAAGAGAGTTGGCAAAAGAGAGCAACATACGATCAGTGTGCCAACCACAGACGGCTTTTGTTTCTGGACGTCGATCGTTGCTCTTTGGAATTTGAACTACAATGAAGTAATCCCCTACATAAAGTCAATTTTGCAGCTCGAACACGATTTGGATGAAGACACATATGTTAATGCTGATGTGTCACTAGAGCAAGTTGACATGTTCATCGACAGATGGAATCGAGATCATAGGGACAAAATTGCCATTACACGAGTGGTATGTGGGGTTACTGGAAGAATAGTTTTCGAGAATAACCATGCCACCATAGAAGTTACTACTACCACAAACATACGGAAAAATGGCAATGCGAAATTCCAATTTGGCGCTGATGAAGATCAGGAGGTTAGTGGTAAGAGTTATGTTGTATCCCACAAAACTTTCAACAAAGATGAACTAAAATCTTTAATCGTAGTTTATGCAGTCGTTTGTAAACATTTTATAAAGAACAAAATTAAATGCCAATACTCTAATTCTTTAAATCTTAAACTGATGTATAGTGAACTCCGAAGTCCTATTGTTGACTCAGCCACAATAAACAAGATTCTAGAGTTGTTAGATACTTCCCTCGAGAATTTCAGTCTTAACGTTAATGATTACGAATTTAATTGGAAAGGCCATCTGACGGACAAGGTCATTGCGTGGTGTAATGAAAAAGGCTTTCCCGTGGACAAGTTTGGCTCTATCGTGCAACCAATGGAGTGGATCAAAGGAGTAAAACAAAGACTCAATGACTTAGTCACGAGAAAACCCCTAGGTATGGAGGCAGTATACTTGGATCGTCAACGAAGAATCAAAATTCGAGTCAATGCAACAGGACTTATTGACGAAAATATTTTGAAACAACTCAATAACCATGGCCTATCAATCAATAATGTGGAACTAGCTAATCAATTATATGTTCAAAATGGTGGCCATGTTACACTCAGGTTATTATCAGACTGGGTCGAGAAAGCTTCGCTAGAAACTATAGCTAAAATTGGTCTAACATATGAGAGTGCAGTGATAATCAATGTTGGAGCCAAACTATCAAAAGTTAATTCGATCTGGAATGCTTTCAGTGAGGCAGGATTTAGTATAATTCACGTCCGTCCAGAAGATAGCGTTTACAATAGGGAACATTTACATGTCTTTGCAGACGATTTTCCTCAATTCGACAACAACACAGACATACAAGCAGGTGAACAATATGTGTATAGAGGGTATTTGCAAGACTTAAATAATTTTGATCTTTGGGATGACCATAATACTTTTGTACACTGTCATGATTGCCACTACTACATGGGATCTATTAGATTCCCACATGCTAGTCATACTTTTGTATCAGGCATGCAATTTGCAACTATTTCTACTAGTACTAGTGTACTAAACAATGAGGCTGAACTTAAAATATTTAATGGTGATCTTTTCCAAGAAATTGAATACACCCCAAGAGCTAACACTAGCTACAGGCATAATAACACACAGTTAATAGGAGATTGGAATACTCATGTGTCCATTCCTGTCAAAGATGCCACAGATCGATTTACGGCTTTAACATTCGTTTCCAAGAGTAAAGATGAAGATAGCGATGGTGTTATTGAAGATATACCCAAAGATCTGTTCTCCGTACATTCTAATCTAAAACTCATAACAGATGTTGCTATGATTACTCCGGAGAGAGTTATGGATGCAAAGAAAGTCGCTGTTGATACTTTTGATTTAGATCCTAACGAGTTCGGCAAAGGTGTAGAACTCATCTCTAAAGTTTCGTATTCAGGATATATGGTGTACCAAAACTTGCTAAATCGTCCTATGAGAAATAAAATTACCGCAGAATTTCTATTTCAACCTTGCAATTTCTTGTACGCATTCTTGTACCGTTTCATAAGTCTTGCCATTGGATTTACTACGGATCAGTTCAAGGCTGTTTTGGTGAATTTACTATCAAATGACAACTATATTGTTAATATAGTTGACGCGCTCATTCAGGACGAACATCCGAATTTATATATTAACAACTACGAACAATTTTTGCAAGTATTTCGTCATGCTGTCCAAACTGTAGCAAATACTCTGATATTGGATGATGAAATTAGAATTAAAATATGTAATCTAGTAGGATTGTTTATACCAGAATTAGGAAAAAGAATAGGTTCGTCGAATCGGGGTGGCTCATTCCTAAACGATCCTATTTGGATAAATGCAGCAGAAAATTTGATAGCCGTCATACAGATAATAGAGTTTTATCTATTGATTTTTGGGGGAGCATTCTTAGAATATGTGCCTGTCTTAAGAAATTTTGCAACTGAATCTATTTGGACCAGGATGATACTAACGCTAAACGAAAATATTAACTGTGAATTCAGTATCAACATATTATTGTATTTGATATACATTATGATAAAATTACTACTAAAAAGGTCAGCTTTGCATGTTAGGAGGTTTATAATTCTAACAATTATTCTAGGAAATAAATCAGTTATTGCATTCTTATTGTGGGAATTCTTGAGTGAAGGCCTATTTAAAGTACTCATTCACTTAGAAGAACATCAAAACCATGATCCTTTTAACATACTG